TTATTAACCGCCCGAACTGAAGGAGACGGAAAATGTGAATTCTATTTTATCTCCGCTCACCACGTTAATCGCAGAAAATACAGTCCTGTCCATCAGCGTGCCACCAGTGGAAGCATTGAATAGTCCATGCTCGGTGATAGCAAACGAGCCTGCATAGGTATCGGTTGCTACGCTCTTATATTCATTGGCAGCACCTTCAACCTGTGTGCCCGTAGAGCGGGCTTCACCAGTGGGCGTTTCCAGTGCAGTATCACCAGCAGCCTCGGCAGTTGTGCCTGTTCCTGAGTCGTGATACTTGTAATCACCAAACGCTGAAGTCTCAGTAATAAGATTGTCAACAATGTCGTTTACAAACGCATCGGTAACAACCCGATGTTTTACGACACGCTTGTCAATCTCCTTGCCGTCTCGAATGTGGCGGGCAGTAAGTATTGTATCTCCATACAACGCATCACCACCCAGCACCAGTGTCATTCCCAGCTTGCGCTGCAACCACTTGCTAATCCTGTAATCCATTTCTCTTAACCAACCCATCTTCCACCTCTCTCCTTTTATTTTATTTCACCAGGCCTTATCTGGATATACACACACCCGTTAGAGCCTGTTCAGTCTCAAGTTCATCACGCCTACCGTCAGGTCGTTGGTGCTATCGCTCTGGTGGGCGAACCATATTCGGTCAGACTCGGCAATTGTTATGTGCCCGCCTCCCGATATAGAGCCAACATCATTGTTGGCAAACTTCCTCTTACCTCCCGCCTTGGTTTGAACAGCCGTATTGATATAAACCTGGAATGTCACTGTGCCACCAGCCGCCCCGCCTTCCGCTACTGAGCTATTCCACTCTATATCATATTGCCCAGCAGTTCCTGTTCCAGCGAGCAAGTAGTCTCCCATTTCAAAGTCACTGGCGCCATCATCGGCCACCCAGGTATCTGTAAAGTAGAATGTATTTGCGTCTACTACTGTTACCTCAAACACACCATTATAGTTTGTGGTGCCTCTGATAGTAATAATGTCCCCAGTGGTTAAACCGTGTGTGTCGGCAGTTGCTAAAACCGTGCCTGCCACTGTGCCTGAGTAGTCTGCGTAAGCCGTTATTGCCCCCGTGATGCCAGCATTAAAGGTAAAGTCGCTTACTACGCCAGTAGAAAAACCAGTAAAGGCGTGTGGGGTGTTTGCAGTCTCAATTACAGCTGTCTGGTTGGAGGTAACAACCATTTCCCCATTATGGACATCAAATGCTGCAAGCGGATAATCAACGCCTGTATCATCGGTGAAATAGAGGGTGTTGGGCGTGCTGTTCTTGACCCAAATTTGCCCCTCGCCAGCTACATCGGTTAGGGCTGCCGCTTGCTCCACAAGAGCAAACTTTCCCGAATTATACCCCCGTATGTTTTGACTCCCACCCATAGAGAAGTATGGGTCAGCAGCACCTGCAAACCTGGCAACTTCTACAAGTCCTACACCAGTATCATAAGCCTGGATTGTGGTGTATCCATCTGTGCTTTTCCACGAGCTTATTGAAGCTGCATTAAGATTTGCCTGAAGGACGGTAGACCAATAAGTGTCTCCTAAAAAACTAGCACGCTCGGGGAAGTATACTATATAGTCTGAAGTATCAATCCACACAAAAGTCTGCGAGTTGCCCCCATCATTACCTATGATATGAATATCTGCGTCTTGCGTGGTGTTACTTATAACTAACGAGTTGGCAACTATGGCTTCCGTGTCAGGCGTTCCCACGATAACATTGGCTAGTGCGGTATTGGCGGATAGGGATGTGCTGCGGTTAAGTATGACCGAGTCAGCATCTGTGCCAATCTTTAGAAGTTTATCGTCATTGACCGTTATCTTTACTTTGAGCGCATTGTTCGTATCATCAAAGCACTCGTTAAATATCTGTGTTACTGTTTTGTAGGCCATTAGCTGTCCACCTCCGCAGTAAGCACATCGTTGTCGTCATCAAAAATTTCGTTAAGTATCTGACTTAGTGTCTTGTATTCCGCCATCTTTCCTCTTTCCTCCCTCTATTTTTTTAATTTCCCCCTCCAGGTAGGCCAGAATACCCTCTATCCTTAGCCTGTTTTCATTCCCCTTATTTATCTGTAGTAGTTGCGCCTGAAGAGCCTCCGTATATTTCGCCCAGTCTTTCCTCAGCTTTCCCATGTGCCCTCCTTAAAAATACTTTTTACTTCCCCTCTTTTTATATTCGTTAAATTCCCTGCGTTCCCTTAGATACTCCTTTATATCCTGCCTTGACATATTGCCCTTTTCTTTTGGGGGCATCTTACGCAGTTCATCTCTGGTTTTCTCAACGTAGGCTTCTCGTAAAGCCTCATCATAGCTCCTATCCCCAGTATTCGGCAGGAATATGGTTCTTTCTCTGCCATTTTCTTTTACTATTATCTTTGACATCTTCCCAAATAAAAAGGAGGCAATTCGCCCCCTTAATCATACTACCCTATTCTTATTTTAACACATTTTGCGTATAATTGAAAGTGCTCTATCAATATCCTTCTGCGTATTGGGTGGTTTTATTATCTCCGTAACCATAATCTCATCCCGCCACAGGCGCTCCGCTACTGGGCAGGGATGGGGGTTAAACTGCCTGTAGATGGGCTGCCGATATAGAGGCTCGCCATAATCCTTGCGACCGAAGAAAACGCCGTCCCGAATTAACTGCTCCTGGAATCTATTGCGATGCACGCTGCCCCTGTATTTCATGGCATACCTGAAAAAGATATTACCCTCGGCAACTGGTGGTATAATTTCCTCTATACCCGATAGACTTTCTGTCAAATAATTGGCTAGTTCAATTCTGCCTTTGTTTATCTGCTCTAGTTGGGGTAATTGTTCCAGTATGAGGGCGGCTTCAATTTCACCCAACCTGTAGTTGTATCCCAGAATATCAGATTGTGTCTCGCCGTGATTTCTAATAAGCCTGGCCTTTTCCGCTATCTCCCTGTCGTTGGTTATGAGCATCCCCCCACTTCCCGCAAAGAGCGGCTTGTTTTGGTTAAAGGAAAAAACTCCGCAATCGCCTATCGTGCCCACATATTTCCCGTTATATTTTGCGCCGATGGCCTGAGAGGCATCTTCAATAACCCTAATCCCCAATGATTTTGCAGTGAACATAATGTCGTGCATATTGGCAGGCAAACCGTGCAGATGAACTGGAATAATGGCCTTCGTTTGGGTTGACGGGTCTACAGCCCAAACGTCAAGATTGAATGTATCTTCGTCTATGTCGGCAAAGATGGGCCTTGCCCCAGCCATCAAAACACATGACGCCGATGAGCTAAAACTCATTGCTGGCACTATTACCTCGTCCCCACACTGAACACCGCACGCAATTAGGGCGGCGTGCAAACAGGCAGTCCCCGAACTCATGCTCACGGCATACCCAACATCAAAATAAGAGCAGAAGGCATCCTCTAGCTCTCTTACCATAACCCCCCCGAGGTGTTTTTCAAGAGTAGCTCCGAATCCCGAAAAAATACCAGAATCTAAAACCTGCTTTACTTTAGGATGTTCTTCCATTCCTCTATGCAACTAAACTCACCCGCCCCTCCCATTCCTTTAACTCCCTTAATTCAGGGGGGGTCATACTACCCATAATATCGGGGTTGTCATCTTGCCCCTCTCTTGACAGGCAAAAATGTTTTTCTATAATTTTAGCCCCTCGAGCTAGTGCTATCTTACTTGCATCTAAGCCAATGGTGTGGTCAGAAAACCCCGCATAGGAACCCAGATGCTCGAATGATATATCCGTTAACTTGGCGGGATATTGGGGAACACAGTATAGGTAACGGGCGTCCCAATTTGGGTGTATGGGGCTATCGGTGGAGATAAAGATACCTGCCCCACCAGCGTGTGCGATTATATAGTTAATTAGCTCAACATTTTGCCTTTGGCTGTAAGCCACCTTATATATCCCTACACCAATCTTCCTGCACCAATCCACTCTCTCAGTATCAAATACCGAGAAGAATACCTCAATACCATTCTGTTTTCCTAAATTGAATAACCACTTCGCCTGTTCGAAAGTTAGTTCGTGCTTCTTGCTGATGTTATAGTATTGAGAACCAACAGGGTGAATTGCCTCAGTTTCATAAAGCTGGAACTTAGCCAAATCCGCACCGTTTTTTGAGGCTTCCCTAATTAGGCGTTCTGCAATCTCTAAGCCCCCCTTCCAATTTATACCGCACTCAGCGATTATCATTTCCACTCCTTACAATGTAATAATTTCCCTTATCGTCTGGACGCTCATCTTCGTTAAATAATTGTTCTGAAAGTTTCTCCCCCTTTCTGCGGCCTATAAATTCAATCTCAGCCTCTGGAGCCATTCTCCTGACAATATCCATCATACCTTCCTCCGACATCTTGGGAATGAATATCTCCCCACCATTCATATAGTCCATACAATCCAGAGTGAATTGTGCAGCTGCCTTAATGTCTATCCAAAACCTCACCATATCTCTGTCGGTGATTGTTACCCTCCCAGTCTCTGATTGCTTTATTATCAGGGGGACGACACTCCCCCTTCCCCCAAAGTTGCCGAACCTAACACAACTAAATTTTCCCTTGCCGTAGACATTAGCCTGGGTGAATAGTTTTTCCATGACCAGTTTGGTTGCCCCATATATATTGATGGGGTGAACTGCCTTATCACTGCTTACGGCCAAGACTTTGCCTACCCCCGCATCAATAGCAGCGTCAATTACATTTACTGACCCATTAACGTTTGTCCGAACTGCCTCTATGGGGTTAAATTCACAAACCGATACGTGTTTTAGTGCGGCTGCGTGGATAACGAAATCCACCTTATGCATTGCCCTGCGAAGCCTCTCCTTATCTCTCACATCACCAATCAGGAAACGCAAACGGGGCGCATCTGGAAAGGCACGCTCCATTTCTACCTGCTGGTTTTCATCGTTAGAAAATATCTTTACCGCCCTAACATCATCTCTTGATAGAGCATTCCTGGCAATGGCTTGCCCCAGAGAACCGCTGCCCCCCGTGATTAAGATAATTTTATCCCCCATCTTTACCCCTCTGCATCAAAAACTCAGCGTAGGCAAAGTCCTCTTTGGTGTGTATATCAAATGACCTCTCCATAATATAGGGGACTGTGCGCCTCCCATAAAATCCCAGTTCATTCCCGATATAAGCCTTCGCCTTGGCCATAAATATGGCTCCTGTCGGCCAATACAAACTGCGTTTCGGTCTATTCCATTCAATCGCTTGCTCGCCATAGAATGGGCGGATAAAGTGCCCTCGCTTCTCTAGTGCCCATTGGGGTGGATACCAACAGGGGGTTACACTAACTAGTGAATGGGCGTTTTCTCGCTTGAACAGGCTATATGCGCTCCTGATGTGTTCCGCCGTCTGGAAGGGGCTTGATGGTAGTAACACTGCGATTTCTTCGGGTAGGGGCCGGGCCATCAAGCGCAAGCAAAACATAATTAGTTCCTTGATATTCCCCGTAACCAAACCTGGGGGTTCCTTGTAGGGGTAAACCCTCTGGCGATAAGCCGCTTCCAATATTTCCTCATCATCCGAACAAACCCAGATATGACCGAAGATTCCACTTTCCTTAGCCGCCTCTATGGGATATTGATATAACGGCTTCCCGTCTATCTTTAGTTTATTCTTTTGGGGCAACCCCGCTGACTCGCTCTTGGCGGGGATGAAACATACAGGTAATCCCTTGACTCTTTCAGTAAGACCTATGTATTTTCTCTCTGAGTATGTTCCGATTGATTCTGGTAACTTACCTTCCATTCCTTCTCCTTTTGAGCAAATTAAACGGGTCTACATTACGTAGATTTATGTTTAGTTTTTGACCATATGGCAACCCTGTGGCAGTTCGCAGTAACACCGAATGCTCACAGACATATACCTCGCAGCCCAGCCCTCGGGCATAGCCCAGCCAATGCTCTACCCCTCCTCTCTGATTGGTATCCTTTTCATATTGTGTCGCCATATCTATGCCATAGAGTTTAAGGGTTAGGGGTGTAGTTAATTCGAGTATAGAAATGCCATATTTATTCTTGGTAAGTCTTGTGTGCTTATAAAGAGCATAAGCAAGCATCCAGTCAATGGTGCTGTTTAGAAACCTAGAACCCATCTTCTTCATAATTCCCCTGGTGGGAAAGGGGTGGCTTTGCAGCTCAATGCTTCCTAGCTTCAACTTATGGGCAGAATAAATCTCGGTTTTGTATATCTCCTTTAACCCATTTATGGCATCTAAATCAAAGCAGAATGTGCCGTCTGGGCGGAATAATTGGTCGGTAATGAAGAGTTTGTCGAGGCGAAACTTATCCTTGAGGTGGGGCAGCCGAGCAGCAGTATAGGTTCCGTTGTTACCCCATACTTCCCCGCAGTCTTCGCCAAAGGAACAATGTATAAAACTGGGGCCCGTGCCCAAAATGGTGATTGTTTTCATCGCACTTTTGCGGGGATGCCCATTGCCCTCGCATTGTCAGGAATATCACGATTGACAAAGGAAAAAGCACCCACCAAAGCGCCCTTGCCTATGGTAACACCAGGCATAACAACGCTGTGGGTGCCTATGCAAGCCCCCTCCTTAATTACTACTTTGCCCTTTTTATTGTCAATGGTTGACCACGAATAAATGGTGCAGTGAGAGCCAATTTGAACATTATCCTGGATTTCAATGCCATACTTAGCCTCAAGCATAGTGAAGCAACCTATATCTGTGTGCTTGCCCATGCTAAGGTTTTCAGATTGAAGGCAGCGCCAGCCCCACTCTGTCCATCCATCTTTATCAAATTGAGGCGGGCGCCAATGTAACCATCTTGAGGTTGGGTGGAATCCCTCTTTGAAAAGTTCGGTTTGCTTCATTATTCCTCCAGCAGAACTATAAGCATTCCCTGGGGGAGGGGGAATAACCCCCCTCCCCACAGTATTACGGGGCAAAGTTGATGACTACCAACCCACAATCCCCTGACCCAGAAGCAACGGACAATACCTGCCCGACAACAAACTGGTCTTGCACCTCCGCATCAGAAGACAGCTTTTGCGCAGCCCCAGCAGTAGCAGAGTCGCCAACAACGGGGAGGTTAATGTCAAAAGCCGCCGTTTGCAGCACAGGGGCAGGTCCCCAAGTTTGCAGCCAGAAGTAATAATTGGCTGTAACGGGTATCGGGTTGACCCCTATCAGAGGTGCGGTAATCAGGGTAGCGGGTTTGATGATAACATTCTGATAGGGATTTTCAATTAAGCCAACCTTAGATGCGGTCGTAAGCGCCTGATGGAACTTATCCTCATCTCGCAGCTTAATTGTCTGTGCAGTAGCGCCACTCGTCATCGCAGCGTGGGACTTAACCTGCACCATCTGACCTATGCCACAGGCGTCACTAACAAACAGATAGCCGTCGGCAAAGTAATTGGCCGTAGCGCAAGCCGTAGTCGCAGTGATTAACACCGAGGTAGAATCAGTTGTCACCTCAGCGTCAACCGCCAGGTCATAAGACCAGTTGCCCGAATCGGGTGGGGGCGCAGCCTGAATCAAGTTCCCCGCAGAGGTGATTGCAGTGCCACTACATTGCGAATAGCGGAATACCCTACCGTCTCTTGTGTAGCCACGTGTTCCCAGCGGATGCCTCTTATCAGATGTTTCCTTGTAGATATCCCCCTGGTTTAATAGAACAGAACCAGGAAAACCCATATTAAATCCTCCTACAGATTAGTTTTTAGCGTGAGACCTCATATGCCCAGATAAACCGAGCTTGGTTTTACAGACCTTGCCACAAGTCTCACATTTGTGCTCGTCTGGGGAGACTTGAGCAATTTCGGGCTTTTGGAGCAAGAACCCTCGTGCTATGTATCGCTTGAGAGAGTAGGGGTCTGCTGGTAAGTTGGGGAGTTCGGTGCCGTCAGGCTTATAGTATGTCGCCTTTGGTTGTATCGCCAGCCCCTGCTTGAGCATCTCCCACCCTATCCCAGCTTCCTTTAATGCCTTTATTTGCTCTTTGTTCACAACCGCCTCCTATTAGTTGCTAGTAGTAAGATTACCAATCTCGTAGCGCATCGGAAAACCATAACCATCATCAAGCTCGAACGCACCGTAGTCTGATACCACAACAATTTCAGTCGCCCTGAGTGAAGCGTCCCGCTCTCGTTCGGTTGTGGGTGCCAATGATTCCACGATACACATTGCCGACTTGGAGAAGATTGCGCCATAAGCACTATCTGCGCTTGTAATCTTGCTAATATTGCCGTCCTGGAAGAAATTAACACCATCTATCTGGATTTTCCAGAAGTTGCGTAACAACTCTTCGGACAGGTCACCCAAGATACCGGCATAGTAAGTTGCGCCGATAGCAGCAGCATCTCTCGCCAAGTAAGCGATAGCATTCGGGTGATGCACTGCGGATACTGGCCGTGGTAGTGGTTCCCCACCATAGTTGCCCGTAGCGGTAGCAACGCAAGCCGAGGCGTTCTGAAGGGAGAGATACTTATTGTCAGCGCCCAATGCCGTTCCGCCATTTAAGGCGGAGAACAGGGCGATAACATCTTCGTCTCGCTTTCTAGCCATAGCGTCGCCAGCCTGTCGGCCAACCATTGCGAAAACCTGCGGCACCATTTGCCGCACCATCTTGTCGGTAACGATAACTTTAAGCCCGACCTCAGAAGGGGTGAGGGATACAGAGGTCATTCCGATATCCTCTCCGTCAGTCAGGTCTACACCGTCAGTGAGGCTTTGGGCTGTATACTGCCCAACCTTTGGCACGGTCATTGACTTCGCACCTTGCGGCAGTATGAACTTTTCAATTAGATTGGAACACGGGGCTTCGGCTTCGCCAGTGTATCGCACAGCACTTATGATTATTCTCTGGGCATCCTCTAAATTCCCAGTTGTTGCTGTTTGAATTGCCATTTTGTCTCCTTATGTATTTAGATTCCAAGGTTCTTCTTCGCCTGCAAATATTGCGAGCGAGTTGCCTTGCCCTTCCCGTAATCATCTATAACCTGCCAGTCATTAGGCGATGATGCGGAGGGTTGTGCTATATCCTGGAAGGGGATATCTCCCTCTCCAGCCTTTCTCAAATCTCTATCCTCTTTGGATTTGGTCACAGTATCGTCTTTAGTTTCCGCCTTTTTGAGAATGCGGTCAAGCCTTTTCTGCGCCTTGTCAAAATTGCCAGATACGTCCCTCCCGTATTCCCACTTATCGTGCACGCTCTCATATTCATCAGAGTTACTGTCAAAGCCAGATGCAACTAGCTTCTGCTCTAGCTTCTCCCATTCGACATTTGCCAGGTTGACCCATTGGTTGTATTGCTCCTCTCTAGCTGCCTGCTCCTGAGCTTGCTTTATCCTGTTTCTCTCCTGAGCGAGGACACTGAGAGCATTTTGAACCTTCGGGTTGTCGACGCCCAACTCTGATTGCATGGTCTCAGCGAGCGCCTGAACGGCATCAAGACTGCCCGTGACCTGTGGTTTCTGCTTTAGCTTTTGCGTGAGTTCTGAAATCTTTGGATTTAGCTTGGAGTAAGTCTCTTTTCTGGCTTCCTCTTTAGCTGCCTGGATTCTAGCCTCAGACTCAGCAATTATTCTTGCCTCTCTTGCAGCTACCTGTTCCGCTGAATAAGTTGTAGGGGTTTCTGTTTGAGCTTCCACCTGGGGGTTCTCTCCACCCTGCTCCTTCTCATTCTTTCCCTTAGCCATATTAAGTTATTAGTCCTCCTTTATTGCGGGGGGTTAACTATAAAAAACAGGGGGCTATCTCTTATAGCTATACCCCCCTAATTTAATTGTAGAACATATGTTCCCATAAGTCAACTATTGCGGTCTGACATAGAACATCTGATAATATTTTTCTATCTCTGGGTTATTGGCCCGTAGCCGCCTTCTTATCTTTTGTATCATTTCCTCCAGCCTTCTTTTCTGCCATTCTGTCTGCGGCGCACCATAATGCTTTAATGCCCAGTCCTTAACCTGCCAGTAGGGCTTTAGAATATCTCTAGCCCTAAAGTATTCTATCGCCAGCGGCGGCAGGTCTTCCCGTTTCTGCGCCTCCCTCTCTAGAATATACTGCCATACATTCTCGCCATATTTCTTTCTTATATTATCCCGTATCTCATTATATCTTTCATATTGAAATGCGCCGAACTCATCTTCTAGCGGCTTAGAGTATAACAGCCCCATCATCTCATCGTATGCAACATCGCCGATATACTCCTTACTCATATCACGGGGTTCTGCCATCTTTTCAAGAACTTCGGCATACTGTGGGTTGGAGTTTATGTGCTCATAGGTTGCACCGAGTCCATAGTTGGCATCCTGTAGCCTTTCCCTGAACTCATAAGTTGAAATCACACCTGCGTCTACAGCCCTTTGTGCCTGCCATACATCCTGTTCATACATGAGGCGGGCATCCTCAAACTCTCTCCTGCGTTGCATAAATGCAATATCCAGTGCATCCCCACGATGAACCGTGGCTGTATCTAGCTCTTCCTGGTATATGGTAACATCGGGGGATTTATCTATCTTTCTCTTATCCAGCTTGGAAAGATTCTCATAAGATACCCCGAACTGCTCTTGTGCCAATCGCTCTCTGGTCTCGTCTCTTAGTTCCCATGTTGATTTCGGGAAAGTTCTCCCACCGAGAAACTCGGCAGCAAATACCAACGGATGAGACTGGTCTTCCAATACCTGGGACTGAACGGCAATCGGTAATACCTTGCCAGCCAAAAACCTTCCCCAGTCGGCAGGGCTTTCAAACGGCTCTCCAAAATAATTCTTCCGCTCAATCGCCACCCCCGTAAGCAACCCTGTCAGCGGGGAAGTTCTCTGATACATAAATTTAATAAACGGGTTATCGGAGCGGCTGAATGCAATTAAATCCATAGGCTCTTCTCTTGCTGTGGCAATGACATTCGCCCCCATTCTCATCAGCCCATATAAGATACCGCCTATACCAACCCTACTATCCCCCACCTTAATTGTCATGAACTTAGAAGAGCGGGGGTCAAGATACGGCTGTTGCCCAAGCGCTTTGCAGGCGCCGTAATAGGTTGCCATACCTGCGGCCATAAGCGAGCCGAGAGACTTTCTGGCGTTAGCTCCTGTCATGCCCCCCTTGAGCATATCTGCAACAAAGGATAGCGAAGCCCTGGTATACCTTGGGGCAAAGAACATAAACGCTTGCTCAAACTCCTGCTGCGTTCTACCAAGAGCGAGAGCTTCTGTTGACATCACCCCCGTCATTCTATCAATTGAGCGTGCCAGCTCTCTCAATTCTGCCTCCGCCATGCCTGGGCGTTTCAACGCTTTCCACATTTCATTTCTGGCAACCTCGCCAAACCCTGTAAATGCAGCCTCAGCCCGCCCATAAGTTTGCTCCGCAACTTTCCTTAGCCCTTTCCCGACTGCGGGGACTTTGCCCAACCCCTTTTCAACTGCCTGCAACATATCAAAGAACTCAAAGGCAGACCGTGCGCCACCATAGGATACCCGCTCAGTTGCAATAGCCATGACATCTGGGCTGGTCATATACTGATATAGCCTCTTGGGGGCGACAAAAAATTCAAACTGCCTGCCAACGCCTTTAATCCACGCTATTGGGTCTCTTCCCAATACCGCCAAACCCTGAATAAACGGGGCGGAGAAATCCATAGCGGCAGTTAACATTCTTGATGAACCACTGACAGCCCCCAGTTTTCGTAGGAAATCCTGCCCCTTGGCACCGAGGGCTTGGTCTATCGTGCGGGCAACATCTTTATCAAAAAACCTACCCCTGAATGCAGGGTGCCTATAAACCGCTGCCTCAAACTCGCCAAGCGGTCTGCCCTCACGGTATGGCCTGGTGAAATCGCTACGCATTTTCCTTAATGGCTTCAACTCAGCCATAGCACCACTAAGAACCCTCTCCATATCTCCATCTATCGCATTGATTGCATCACTGATTCGCTGCCTGTTATTACGATAGGCCAGCTTATATATCTTTTCGATAGTTTTAGTCGCTGCTCCACTGGTGATATTTAGCTGCCTGATTGCGCTGTCTATCTCACTGGCCAGGATGCGCCCAGGCGTTTTGTTATACTGGGCTAATAGCACCTTGAAATCTTGGGGTTTTATCCTTGTCGCTCTGAATACTTCCCGACCCATTGCGCTTATAATATCATCAACCTGTTGTGGGGCAAAGGCGAAAACATCATCTAACTTTGCCGCAACATCTGGAAATACATTTCTAATTTTAGCAAGTGTAGCGCCTGGAATAGAAGCACCCCTGAACGATTTTATCCTTTTAATTGCCTGAAGGGCGTGCTTCCCAGCATTTATCTGCGCCATTAGCGTAGATATTCGCTCAGCCTCATCGGGGAATTGTGTGGCGAACTTTTCCATCGGGGTTTTCCCAAGTTTGCCTACCTCATCGTCAAATCGCTTTGTCGCTATCTTTTTGATATAATGGTCTATTGTAGCATTGACGGTTTTGATGGGGTCATTGCCGTATTTAACACCAGCCTGTATTCCCTCGGTCATCGTTTTATAGTGTCTCCCAGCCTCAAATAGCGACCCCCAATCACTTGCCTCAAACTGCCCCTTTAACCCGCCTTCTAGAACCTTGGCCTTTCCCTCAACCAACCTGTGAAATACTAATTCTTTGGGAACCTTAACGCCTTCCTCGGCTGCAAGCTCATAAATTTCCCTGAGAACCTTGCGGGTTTCCTCAACAAACTGGCGTGCCTCCTTAGTGGCAAATTTATACATTGCTGGGTTCTCAAATACCTCCGATAGCCCGACCCCTAAATTGTTACCAATCTTCGGTGTAACCGCCCCAACCAACCCCTCATCACTAATCCGCAATATCTTCCTGGCGTCTCCCAGTCTTTGTAATTTGGGAACAAGCAGCCCCCTGACGCCGTGGCGCATATCCTTAATAACGCCCATCTTAACAAGGGCTCTTTTTGTAATTGCCAGTGGGTCTTGAGCCACACCGCTAACAAAAGCGGATGGCCCACCTATAGCCCTAACTATATCAGATAATACGGGTTTATCCTCCGCCCACATCGATACCCGCTTAAAGAAATCCTGCTTGAACAGGGCATTATTAAGTATCTCATCTGATGGGAGGCTGACCTTGCCTACCCTGGGGAGCGTAGACAAAGCCCTTGACATTTTGTTTGTAATTCCGAGAGCCTTAGCGCCTCTGGTTGCCCAGCCTAAATACGGCAACCACCATAACGGCATGGCAAACTCAGCCACACCCTTAACGTATGTGGGCGCTTTCCATGTGTTGTATTCCCGCTTTTCGTGCTCCAACCAACTCTCACCCTGTCTCCACGGCAAATTGGGCGAGAATGGGGAGGTGATAATAGCAGCAAACGGCTTCTCTAGCTTTTCATGGATAAACTCAAATGCTGGCGCAGCCCACTCCAGTATATCGGGCAATACGGGGACTTTAGAAATGCCCTCTCCAATAGCACCCATAGCCTGTTCCGCAAGCCGTTTGGGCTGCTCATACCACTCAACAACCTTATCAGGCTCCTCAACCGTTGCCTCTGTTATTTGCGGAGTTTCCGCCGTTGCTACACTAGAAAGAACGGGGGGTGGCGGGACATAGCTTACTACAGGCTCTCTGCGCTGTGGGTAGTCGGAAACAGCATCTATATATAGGGGCGGTGGAGATGTCGGAGGTGGCGTAAACACAGCCTCCTGCTTGATGGCGCTCTCGGTAATGTTTGCTATTCTCTGTTTTTCAGCTTCGAGCTTCTGTTGTAATGTGAGTCTTTTAGGAACGAATATCGGCATCTTTACCTCTGTCTGGCTGGCGTTCGTCTTCGAGGAGGACGAGGTTGCGCCTGTTCCTCCTGAGATAATCTGCCCAGAACATCCATATATGGCCGCCCAACAAACTCAAGATAGCCCCTGAACATCTCCTGCTGCGAAGGGCTTAATCTCCGCCATGCCTGTAAGCTGGGAGGGGTTATTTTAGTAGAACCAAACCCCCCGGTTATAAATGGCTGTAGCGCTGTCGGTATCTCAGGCTGAGTCGGCTTGAATCTCGGAGGTTGTTTTTTTACCAGCGCTCTTCGTTCAGCTCTCTGCTGTGCGGCTAATATGCCCGCAGCCCCCGCTTCTGGGGTAACTCCGCCAGTAAAAACGGGTGAGCCTGCAACTGTTCGGGAGAGACCAGTTTCCAGCCTTCCTCCAACGGGTCTTGGTGTGGGTCTATATGTTGATGGTGGGGTTCTTTCGCTAACCTGCCCACTTACTGCTGCCTGCGACCTTGATAATTCCTGTTCTCTTCTGCTCCACAGTGCTCTTGCCTGGGCTGCCTTTTGCGCCTCGTCTACCTGCTCTAGATAAAATAACTGTATCCACTTAGAAGGGTCGCTCATTAGCTGTAGCTTTAAGTTTTCAAATTCTAACGCCCGCAATCTAGGGTCTTCCGCTGGCTGGGGCGCCCGCCGCTGTTTCATCTGCCACTGTTTATATAACCAGTCCCGCTCTTCCTGCGTTTCGGCAAGTGCCGTCTGCCGCTCTAATATATCCCTGTTAAAAGCCTCTTCCTCCTCAAGTGCCGCCATGCCAGTATCTTCTGGTTCTTCCGCTGTGGCTGGCATAACCAACCAAACATTGCCGAGCGCATCGGGAGCATCTGTCCATCCCAACCCTCGCAGGTATTCTGCCTGCTCATCGGTTAAATCTGACAGGGGTATCCTTTCTGCTCCACCGTATTTCTCAGTTAGTTCTGTTCGTATATCCCCTGGAGTTGGCGGTGGCTGGGGTGCTCCCCTAAGTGCTTGCGATAATGGCTGGGTTGCCATTCTCCCGTCTTCAAGCACATATCTGCCATTGCGATACACCAAGCCCTGCGGCTGCCACTGCTGCCTTAAAAACCACTGCCACCAATCACCAAGTTCTGTCCCAGTAACCCTAAACCCATCAGGCATTTTTCTGCCTCCGTTGTTTCAGTTGCTCCATCTCACCCTTCCACTGCATGGCCCTCTCCATGCCCTGCGTTTGCGCTATCTGTGCAAATATTTTATACCCATTGGTGTCAAACTCGTAAATCAACTCATCGTCAGTAATCTTCTCAGTTCTAAGTGGGTGTGTGTTTTTATACTCCTTGCCTAACACGCCCCTAACTGCGTCACGCCTCTCCTTTAATTCACCCATCGCCTTATCAAAAATTGTTTCTTCCGCCATTAGTAACCTCTTGGGGGGGTTCTGGCACCCCTTGTCCCTTCGGGAGCCTGTTCCATCGGTTCCTGCATTCCACCACCCTGCTCCATTTGCATCCGCCTTGTTCTCGCCTGTTCTATCAACTTATCCAGACCAGTTTCTTCAGCGAACATCATGCCCATAACAGACGCAACATCGGGATTATATAGTGTCAGCTTATCTACCAAACCCCTCGCTATTATCGCTTTGGCCGCTGACTCAGTTCTACCCTGGTATTCAGTCAGGTTAGTCATCAGGTCTATTGACCCGTTCCCGCCATTCCACAATCGCTCACCCAGCGTAGATAACCTGTCAGCCTCAATGGGGTCTTTGGCCTTGAGTCTCACCAGACATCTGTATACAGAGTCCTTATCTGCTTCCTGTAGGGGCAGTGCGCTCCATAATGCGGGGATAGATTTACAAATCATCAACGCTGTCTCAAACGCCGTCGCCCACTCCAGCTCCGTATTCTCTATTACGGTATCATATCTCCTCATAGCGGAGGTATGAACGGATTTCTTTGCACCAGCCTGTTTCTAATATCTACCGAGTGCTGGAAAGCCTCCTGTGTAGGAAGCAGCCGAATCCCTTCCTTGAGATGGGTCGGGGGGATTCCTTCGGGGAGCGCATTAAACGCACCTGGCCCCATATCGTAATCTTGCTCCAACTGCCCGCCATCAACCTCTACCCCTTCAGGGACAAACAGGTCAACCCTTGGGTGGGAGAACAAATGCAGGCTTGTTGCGATATCGCTCTGTATTGCACACTCTAGTCTAAGCAGGTCTCGGCTAAATCTAATGTCGCTTACAATCAAGCTGACCAAATCACCATCGGGAGAGCGCCTGCCAAAGCCAGAGTGCTTTCTGACAAACGGGGTAACGCCATATTTGTGCTCCTGAATGCTACCCTTTAACACGGGTTCGCCGTCTGCCTCAAAGTAATAGTGTTTGTTATCCCAGTATTCTACCCACTCAACATAATTATCCTCAGCAGTCCCTCGCCTGTTTTTCGGGTTCCCCCACTTTAGCTGCCCCCGCTCTCCATTGTAAATTGTCAATACATCAGCCAGCTGCCTCTTAAAATAAACAATAACACGCTCAGGTCTGCCGTGTAGGTCTTCTTCTGGCGAGCCGTAAACAACCATCGGCTCCAGTATCAGGAAGTGAACGGGCAAACCTCGTCCAGACCTGATAAAGTCGGCGTTGTGGACAATCTTAATATAGGACTCACCACGCCCCAGCTTATTTTTAACGGTCTCCTTGAAGGGATTGGGGTTTTGTCTTTTCAGAACAGGTATCCATTCATCGTTTATGAGTCTGCTAATTCGTTCGGCGGATTCCGTTTTACCCTTTAGTATCCCTGCTATCGCCTGCGGATTTGATGTTACGATTTGCTCGGCGGGCTTGTCCACCATTTCCCTGCCCGTGCCCAGCCTGTATAGTTTCTTGGGGTTAGAAATCTCAGGGACATCAAACGTATCGTTTATATAGGTGTCGTCAATTGCCTGTTCTGCTCTTGTCCTTGCATAAATCTGGTCAATAAGTTTGGTTTTTAGCTGTCTTATCTCATCAATTGTGGGCATGAACGCCTCCATAAAAAACAGGGGGACAAACGCCCCCAATAAGTCATACTATCCTATTCTTATTATACCACCCAAGCTATAAATAACACAAGTGGGGGGCACCATTGTCTATTAACCCATATGTTCCACATAGTGTTACGCTCCCAATATCCATAAATGCCCCCCCCTGCATAGGCTTGTGTGTGTGTCCCATCACTATCATTGCTGGTTCCTGCTCGGCCTTTAGGTGTAATCCCTCTATATAATCCCACCCCAACTTATGTTCGTTCCCCAACTTATGTCCGTGCATATACCTCACATTATCCTGATAATAGTCGAGTTTGCCAACAGGGTCGTGATTTCCCGCAAGGAATATATCCGTGATGCTCCTAAGTTTAGCCATTTCACTAAACCGCCTCGCCAAAATATCCTCATCATCATAGTAGATTTCGGAAAAATCACCACAGCAAATCACTAGATTGGGTTTTGCCAACTCTATTGCAGAAATTAACTTCTGAGAATAATCCCAATTAGGGCTCAGCCCCAATTCTAGTAATGTTTCGTCTAAACCGAAGTGTGTGTCCGAGTAAGCTAATACCCTCATTCTTTATACTTAAAAGAAAAGCCCCGACTGACACCGACATGAACATTCTTCCGTATCTGATTGGCAATTGCCCATGCCAGCACGAAGTCATCATGGCACCCACCACGAGCTACTCCATCCTGCCGTTCAGGTGTCCTGATAAACGTTCTGAACTCATCTATTGCTTCGGGGTTATATATCCTCGCTTCTCCAGTAAAGATGCTATCGGCCAGTGCTGCAAGCATTTTGCCCCTGTTACCGCCACCTCCCCTTCCTCCCGATGTATACCAGCCTGGTTTGTCCTTTGCGTCATAATACCAGTTCGTTATCCCCATATCCAGCAGCTTGCTAATCAGCGTCAGCCCTGCCGCATTCCGCTCAACTGCTATCAAAGGCTTTTTGTATTCGTCATATAAATCGCTTATTATATAAGCCTGCTCATCAATAGTTATCTTACCGTGAAAGGAGACAAGCTCCTCAAGTGTCTGCGCATCAACAATTACGCCTGCGGAGGGGTCGTATTCCCCCTCCGAGCAATCAATCGCAAAGCACGCCCGCCTGCCCGCAACCATCCTTCTGTATATCTTCACCAGACCGTTCTGCCGTATCTCCATCGGGGATATTGCCTGACTGGCCATTCTGTTTAACGAGGCAACATCAAATCTACATGATGTTTTCGGCGCCGATAATGCCTCCTCAATAGTCCGTGGGTATTCCTGCTCTATTGTAACAGAGTCATATTTCGCCTTGACATTGCTCTCAAACCATGATTCAATTGTTTCCCCCTCTTCCCTGATAGGGCGTAAATCCCAACCGGCAAAGATTAAGATACTTCTCTCTTTTTTGAAAACAACCAGACCCGATGGCAAATCTTCCCTTTGCGCCCCATCCCTTAACTTGTTAACCCGTTCCGTTAAATGGTTTTTGTCGTCAAACTTATTGATTGTGCCCAAATCTACTAACTGTCCACCTGAATCAACTGCGGGGCCAATAGCACGGAAGTTTTGTTCCCCGTATTCATGCTCTGCCAGCTCATCCCGTATAACGAGGGTTGCATCTATGCCACGGCCAGCCCTATCTGTGGATGGAAGGGCCTGAATAACGCTGCTGTTGCACTTGAAATTTAGCTCACCACGTGCATCATGGGCAGTTGGATACTGCAAGAACTCAGGGAGATTGCGCAAGACGAATGTTGCCTTCTCAAGCAATCGCCACGCATCAGGTTCGGACTGAGACAGCAAAAGACAACGTGCCGAATCATTGAAAAGCACCTTCTGCAACGCATAGGCGGCAACCAGCCACGAGATTCCCAACTGGCGTGCCTTTAGAATAACGATTTCTTTATATAATGGCTGTCCCGATTCTGTCTTCTTCCCTAAAATCTCTAAAATGTCGAAAAGATACGGCCACGACAGCCACTTCTCAGTCTTCGCTGTGTTCCTGTTCTGTATCCAGACGTGTCTTGCCAGGAAGTAGTCGGGGTGCTCCTTGCACGCCCGCCACTCCTCGTCCAGATTCAAGAAACTCTCTGTATCGCTTTTCTGCGCCAAGATTTCTCCTTGCTATGTATTCAGGCGTAACCTCTACGCTAACAACCTCTTTCTTCTCAATAAGTAAACCCAAAGCCTTAACTGCAAGCTCCTTATCCTTTGCCGTCGCTTTATCCCCCACCGCATCCTGGTATACCTTGCGGATGAGCACCATCTTCTCCTTTTCCGAAACCCCCCTTGCGCTTAGCTTACGCACAGTGGATTCACCATTCGATGGCTCCTCGGCCTTTTCCCCAATGTCTAAATACTTTCTGCCATTTTTATCCGTCCCCACAACAGAGACGAACTCTTCCTCTGGCTGCGAGTGCATGGACTTCCACTCATCACGCAGAGTCTGAAAGGTGGTTTTCCTTATACCATACTTCTTGCGAAATAGCGGCAGAGGCAACCTGTCCGAAGAGTTTAACCACTCATAGACAAGCCGCCTGGCCTCATCTTTTAACACCTATCGCTTTCTCCTCTTCATGCCATGCTCTAACCCCCGCAATAACCTGATAGCCTTCTCTGCATTCTCTACGGAACGGGCTACCTGCTTGACCTTCCATACACCACCCTTTTTGTGCAACACCTTTTTCCCTTCTCTTTTATACGGCACGCTACTCATCCTCCCCGCTTAGTAAAACATGCTTTACCAACTCCATCATATAGATAAACTGACTCGTTGTTACCCCATTCGCATTCCACCCCACCTGACCATCCCCAGTGGAATAAATCACCACTACATCCTCCACTCTATCCTTGCCCTCCACGAGGTCAGACGCTATACAGGTAATGTCATCTTTGCTTAATACATCCTCCACCGTTGGTAACTTCTTAGTCATATCTCCCCCTTTACCCAGTTTACATAAACCACGAACTGCCCAAAACAGTATTTGGCTGGAATGTTAAACTACATATATTATCAGCCCTTTCCCATATAAAATCCTTCGCATAGGGGCTTCTCATTATTTACCGTTCCCGTTACCCTGTTTTGAGCCTGAGAGTGTGTTTATAATCCTACATAATGGTTATAGTGCGACATCGGGTATAAATATGTTAGAAATAGATAACATGCTGTGTTTGGGGGAGATGTTTAACCATATTTGTATTTTCATTCGCCTGTTTAGCTGGCTTGCTTGGCCACAGGCCTTTTATGTAGCCGGCCTTGTGCCCTTTTGAACGAACGGGATACTTCTTCTTTGTCACCGGATTGAAGATATATTTCATAGGTATTGTTGTAGGTTATACTTCCTTATATAGAGTATTAATAGCTCTTATAATTCCAGGTATTGGTGGGTTGTAGCATCTCATGGTTATCGCTTAGAATCCCTTGTGTGTGCTTTGTTGCCACCTATCTGTCTTTTAGTCTCCTTGGCTAGTTCTTCTGTCTCGGATAACAGGCGTGGTATGTCGGCAACACGATACTTGCCATACCATACTTTGTCGGCAAGGGTGAGCTTTTTGTTATTCTCAAAGTTTACCGCAGACCGAGAGTTCAACCCCCGCCATATCTCCGCCAGCTCGCTCCTCTTATATGCCAAATCATACAATATACCGGGATACTCCATACTACCTATATTATAACATAATGTGGCAGTGAAAACAACTATCGCAACACATCTGTTTAACAGCGCTGAGACGCACCTGTTATTGGTGGAAGCTCGCCCATACTCTGTTATGCTCTTCTTTTCTATGTGATGTGGGCGTTGACATCGTGTGCTTATTCCTCTATTATGTGTATATCAAGTTTATAGCACCTTAACAAACGAAATGGGGATGGGATGCCCCCAGAGTAGGGTAAATAATAGATAGACTGTGAGTTATACCGCCTTGCTAAATAAAAGATGGGGGTCAAATATGGCTACTCAACCAAACTGTAAAGCAAGGATAAACGAAGCTCTGAGAGGTAGAATTGAGGACTTGGAGAAACTTTTTAGAGCTTATCAGGAAGGCGATGAGGAGCGATACAGCGAAGACATTGGCACATTCCCAGAATACGGGCTGAGCTTTGATTATGTTGCACCTCATACATTCACCAACCAAAGGCGTGGCTACTTCCGCTACCAGTTATCTTGGGGCGGGCCAAGTGATGAGTTTAGATTTTATGTTGATGAGTGGAGGAAACCAACCAGGATTGAGTATTGGTTTTTGAATTGGTTTGACGGAGCAAAGATAATCCTAAAGGGCAAAGCCTATGAACTCCTGGCAGAAATATTAGATTGGTTTGACGGGGCCGGGGCACTACAAGACGAACTAGAAAAGGCAAGGTAACACAGCACTAGCAAGGCGGTATAATTCACAGCCTATCACAGTTAATATCTTGTCCCACCCGCCCAGCTATGATGGTATTAGCACTAAGTTAGCAAACTATAAAGGGGGGAGACAATGTCTAGGGGCGTATGCACAAAAGAAATAGACGGCAGGAAAAACCCGCAGAGAATGGGGGGCTACCACCAGGAATTACCCCAGGGCTGTATATTCTCCAGAATGATGGGCTTTAACTTCTGTGTCGAGACATCAGATGGGGATGGCTGCCCGTTCCCAGAGTGTATTTATGACCAGGACTCAGTGAGAAGGTTTAACCATTTAAGACAGCGTGGCGTGCAACCGATAGAAGCAATAGGTATTATAATAAAGGATAGGGGGTTGTAAAATGTCAGTTAGAACATACCCGATTAGAGCATACAGGGTAGAGGAAATCAAGACTGCGGACATAGAGAGTTTTGACCTGTGGCATGATGAGGAGTTGGTGGAATTTCTGGATAGAGAGTATGGCATCTACAGCCAGCTGAGCGAAGATGCGGGTGGTTTGATGGATTTGCCCGTAACGGTTCTTGAAAGGGCTGTCGCCGAGGCTAAGCTAACAGACGACCAGAAAGAGAGCTTATTGCGGGACATAGCAGTGGCAAAGGCAAGTGGGGACGATTATATCCAATACTACTGCTTCTAATCAATAAACCCGAAGCCTGCGCCTAGCTGATTGACAGAGAGTTCTAGCGAGTTTATACTATATTAGGGCTTGGGGTTGCAGTTAGAGTCTGAGCAGACGGCTGAAAAACAAAAGTAAGCCCAATTAGCGGGAAGGACACTAGCCCCAAGCCCTCAAAAAGATTATGAATAAAGATTTCACCAAGTGGGAAAGGGCAGAACTTTGGGTCGTGGGGTTATGTATATTGATGGCTTCATGCTTCTCAATGTGGCTGTTGTGGTGGTGTGTGGCTAGTAGTTTGTGGTGGCTGTTCTTCGCCATACCAACGTCGATAATCTTTCTTTGCTTTGCTCTGTTCGCCATCTACGTTTTGGTCTGTGCGTGGAGGGGGAAATGAAGCCCTATAGACAGAAGATAATTAAACGCAGAGCCGAGAGAGTAAGGGTAAAACCTATATCAGATAAACTGGATAGAATAGCGAGGGTGAGATGAGCGAGGTCTGCAAAAGCTGTGGTAGGGTTATAGAGCGGGATGCCATTACATGTAATGTATCTGATGTTTATGTTGTTGTTGATAAACGCATCCCCAAAGCCACTATAATGAACAAGGGGGATAAGCTCTGTAGGGATTGCTCTGACTCAGTCTCGTGGTATGAGGCCAAAGACCTCATCTGGCTTGCGTAAGAGAACTAGCGTTGTTGGACAGAATAGCAGTTACTAAATAGGGGGTAAAATGCGTAATTACAGAAGTATATTGGAGTGCTGCGGACAGCATACACAGCTCATTAAAAACGGGCACAATAAAATGGTCTGGGCTGAGATAAAATGTAACTGTCCTAATAAACTGGTCTGCCTGGATTATAACAGGGTTACTCAGAAGTGGGCAAGGAGAGAGCACAATGTGTGAGTTTATGAGCTGGGTTGAGAAAGGCGGTAAGGTTTACTTCTTAACACACGATTTAATCCTCAACACACCACGAGGGGAGATTATTCAAAAGAGGTTCTACGGCGATGGGGAGCCGATAGGACACTCCGCCATCAGAGCCTACTTTGGGATAAGAGGGGGCAAGGACAAGGAATGCACCAACTTCTCTACTCCCGATAACTTCCCTGAACCTATCGCCGAGGCTATCAAGAATGGCGAGATGAGAGGATTCGGCTGCCCCGAAGGCCTGCTCCTGCCCAAGATATACGATGAATACGAGGCGAAACGTATGACGCTATACGATTCTATTATCTACTGGGCGGAGCGTAAACTGCTTAACAATGGCTACAAGGCGGAGCGTAAACTGCCCAGAGATGAATACTGGGACTTATTCGCTAAGCCTGAGAATAGAAACCCAGCATGGGTGTAATCCCAAAGGAGAGAGGTATGATTAAAAATATATGCGATTGGTGCGGCAGGGAAACGAAAGAGTTCTTTGGCTTAGAAACACACGACTACAAAGACTATCACCTTTGTAAAGATTGCGACACTATCTACCTCCAAGACAGTGAGGAGTGGGACAAGATGAGAAACAGGCATCTTGACAGGCTTATAGCAGAGAGGAGGGCGAAGTTTAAGAAGGGGTTAAAGAAATGAAACTAGAGGAAGCAGTAGCAAGTGCATACCGGGACTGGGAACAAGCAAAAAGCAACGGGGATGACTCACTATCAGAGGGGGGCATGGTTACAATACTGGGTGAGCCCTTCCAGTATGACATATACATTAACTCCAAATTTAACGATATGGCGACAATATCCCTGAGACCAACACCACAGCAGGTGAGGGGAATAGAAGACTGCATTAAATGAGATACAGATAAATCTAAGGAAATTGGAGGAAGGGTATGAGAAAATCAGGACTTGCCTTTCACTGTCATCACGATACACTTATGGAATATGTTTATGACTATGACGAACGGGTAAGATATATAAAATCGCACAAACCAAAGAAAGAGCAAAAGTTGCGATTAAGGCTGTTTAAGATTATACCACGCAAACTACTACCCGCTGAGGGGTTAGAGGCCTGCGACGAGGCGGGGGAAGCCTTCTACAAAGCGTGGAGAGCCCACGACAAAGCGTGGTGTGCCTACCACAAAGCATGGGAGGCCTGCGACGAGGCGGGGGAAGCCTTCTACAAAGCGTGGGTGGCCTACTACGAGACGGGGGGTGCCTACCACAAAGCGTGGGAGGCCTGCGACAAGGCGGGGGAAGCCTATCTTAGAAAACACAAGGGGGCAATCAGTAAACTACATTCAGAATTGTGCCCCAACTGTCCCTGGGACGGGGAAACCATATTCGGAGGAAAGGTATGAGCGTGATAACAGTTAAAAGCGTAGAACTGGTAACGGATAAGGCGGGAAGGCAATTCAAGAGGGCCATTGTTTATAACTCTAAGGGCGAGGAAAAGAAGTATTCACCAATCTATGAAAATCAAGAAATGTTTGTGGAGAACGCATCGCTTAATGTGAAGTGGGCACAGGGCGATGACGGTAAATGGACAATGGTTTCCGTTACACCCATTAAAGAGGCGATAGAAGAAGCGCAACCGAAGCATGTAGACACCAAAGCAATACTGGAAGAGGTTAAGGCCACGAAAGAATACGAGGTTCACGGTGAGGAGCTAAGGAAAATCCGCAGTATGTCAGTTGCTTATGCCAAAGACAAAGAGGTTGCCCGCATAAGAGCGGGTAAGCCAGAGGGGATAGTCCGTGAAGGCAAAGAAGCTAAGGCTTATGAGAACTATATAATAACAGGCAAGGAGATAAGGGGAATTTAATATTTGCTGGTGTCCTGTTAAAAATTAATCGGTGTTTTAGACGTAAAGGGGGAAGATCGCCGAGCCAGCAAGCTTGCCAGCTACCCGGAAGGGAGGATAATACAAGCTACTTTATGGGAGATAGCATCAAACTAACTGCACGAACTAGCTGGCAGGGGTTATGGTGGGGTGAAATGAGCTTGAAAGCAAGTGAGCCCTGCGGGGTGAGAGCCTGCCCCACCATAACCCACCAAGAAGGGGGTGATGAGATGTATCAACATACAATCCTAGAACCCAAAACACTCCTGTTTAATCCAGAATATTATAATTGTCCTCATTGTGGGGAGAAACTAGAAAAGCATATCCTCTGTGAGGGGGCAAGGTTCCATGTTTTTTCATGGGATACAGCAGGCAGACACTGTTCTGCGCCACTATGCGAAATTAATCATAGGTGCAAGAGGAACCACCTACAGAATACTTTAGGATGATGGTGCTTTATGCTTAAAAGATTGCTGGTATCTTGTGCACTAATCCTTGTTGTCCTCTTTACTATGGGCATAGGGCCAATGGGGGAGAGGGACTGTATCGTTATCTACCTTGATAGGCCTGTTATGCCGAAACAGTTTGAAACCGTCGATGAGTTAGAAAACTGGCTTGAGGATAACCCGCTTGATAAGTTCCCTGGGATTGTCAGGTCTTTTGATTGCGAGGACTTTTCCTTGCTCCTGATAAAGGCAGCAAATAGAGACGGGTATTATATGTCCATGCAGATTGAGGGGAACCACGCAATCAACTCAACAGTTATAGGAAACAGCGTGTATTTTATAGAGCCACAAACAGATGAATACTGGTGGGCAAGGTATCTGGACTAAACCAGAGCCAAGAGGAGGCAGCATGGATTACAAACAACCGTTCTATGTGGGCGATAATCCCAGGTTTAAGTATGCTAAGAATGGATACCTTGATGCACTAGAACCCATTGATAAGGGAGACTTCATAACAGAAACCAACGAAGCTATAAAAGGAATGGCTGCAATAATCAGAGACCATATAACCGACACGAACCAGCATAGATTTAACGGATTGGCTGATAGGGTTAGGAGACTAGAAGAGGAATTAAAGGGATTGTCTATCTACCTTAAAAGAAAACAGGGGCAATCGAAGAAGAGTAGTAGACATTATAAATACTAATATATTAACATACTAGTATATAAGGGGCGTATCATTTGCTAAAGAGAACTATTTTGAGACTGGGGCGTATCAATCCCGTAACAAAAGCATATCAATTCGTAGCATATCGTAACATTTCGTATCATTCATATCATCGGGAGGTGGAATGGTAGAGAAATTATCGCAGCGTGTAGTGGAGGAGTGGGTTAGCGAAACAACGGGCTCTTTCACCTATGCAGATATTTGCAGTGAGTTGGGGATAGCCCCCGATAGTCCCAACAGGGATTATCTGAGGGAAGTCATAAAGAGACTGAGAGACAGCAGGGTAGTTGCCTATGTTGATGGGGCAAGGCACGGGGTATTCCGTAGGGTTGAGCGAGAGCGCCAGCGGATGAACCTTTCGCAAGCTAATCCCAAAGACCAGTTACCGCTAAGGTGGCCGTTTGGGATTGGCCGTTTGGGATAGAGAAGTATGTTAAGATATTCCGCCGAAACCTGGTAGTTATATGGGGCAGCAAGGATGCGGGCAAGACGGCCTTTCTCTTGAACTTTATGCGGCTTAATATGGAGAGATACAAACACAGGATGCAGTATTTTAATGTTGACATGGGGGCAGAGGAGCTAAGGGGGCGCATCGAAAAATTTGAGGACACCACGATAGATATGTGGGATGACTATGTTCTTATGGAAGAGAGGTCAATGAACTTCGTTGACTTCATTGAGCCAGACTGGATAAACATCGTTGACTTCCTTGAGGTGTCAACAGATTTTTACCGCATCGGTGGTATGATAAAGGAAATGCTAGATAAGGTTGTAGGTAGCGGGATACTAATTGTCGCTGTGCAGAAGAACAGGGATGCGGAGACGGGGCTTGGTGGGTGGAGAACAATAGAGCGGGCAAAGTTGGTTCTCACATTAGACTCTGGGGTGATAAAGATATTCCAGGCCAAGAACTGGCAAGACGGCGTAACCTCGTCTCCCAAGGGGAAGAAGTGGTCGTATAAACTAATCGGTGGCACAAAGATAGTCAATATAAGCGAGGAGGTGGGATAAATGAAAGCAGAAGATACTATAATAGATGATAACCGGCGTGGCGAGTTGAGGCTCGACAAGATATGATTGATGGTGGATGGGTTAAGATGGTGGGTAAAACGCCTCATGGTGCTATTGAATGAATAATAAATACCACGCAATCAAGACCTACTCCAGCCTATGCGACAGGCAGTTTGATAGCAAGCGAGAGGCAAGGAGGGCGGAGGAACTACACCTTCTCCAGATGGCTGGGCAGATAGAAAATCTCAAGTATCAGGTGCCGTTTGTCCTATCAGAAAAGCCACGGGTAACCATCAAGATTGACTTCAGCTATGTTCAAGATGGGAAACAGGTATACGAGGATTCTAAAGGCGTTTTAACGAGAGATGCAAGAACCAAACTGGCGTGGATGAAGGAAAAGTTTGGAATAGATGTAATCCTAAGTTAGTGCGATAATTATAAGATAGGAATGGAGGGAGTGATATAATGTTTACATCTATCAGAAGGTTTATTGAGCGGGGTCGCAAGGGATACTGTAGTGAGGATTTGTGGTCGTGGGATAATTTCTTCAGCAAATTAGTGGTGGAGTCATTAACAGAATTCAAGAACAACTGTCACTCCTATCCCAGCGAGGACATAACGTTTGATGAATGGATGA